AAACAACAGGTTCGTTGTTCTCTACATCTATTCTATAGATTTCTTCAGCACAAATTAAACTATCCTCAAACCCTCTCATAAAGGCATCAGGTAAGTTATTCTTTTGTGTATAATATTTTAATAACCTAGTACCAGCAATTTCTCTAACATCTTGCCACTCATAGGTCATGTATTGTTTCTTTTGTCTAAGTCTTTTCTCAACTTCAGCTTCAAAAGCAGCTTTAGCTTCCTCAGTTTGCTCTTGAGGTTGTTCTAAACCTTCAAGTAATATTTGCTCAATTAATTGTTGATAAGATTGTATTTGAGCTTTCTCTTTTTCACTAATAGCATCTTCATTATTAACTTTAAGATGGTAATCAAACCTTCTTTTAATTTCCTCACCTATTAAAGTCTTAATATAAGGATTAATAATAGAGTGATTTAAAGGTCTTGCAGGAAAATGTACATCTTTTAACCCCAAAGGATTCATAATAAGTTCCATATCACTAGGATGGAGCTTACCTGCATATAAATCGTAGTTAACCAGCTTAGAATACCTAGAATTTCTTGTATATTGGTTTTGATTCAATATCAAAGTTTCAGCAGCATCTACATTTTGCTTACGCCATTCCTCATTTTTAGATGATTCTGGTAGTTTCTGGTTAGGAAAAGTAATATTTAAGTTGAATTTGTTCATATGAAAAATTGTAATGTATTACTTATATATAATTATCGGTATTCATGTCCAAAAGTTATTCCACTGGGTATATAGCTATTGTTTGTATTGGTATATCTATTAAAAAAAGATCTAAATTTATCCTCTTCTTCTTCCTCTTCTTCAACAATTAGTTTAATTCTATCTTCTTTAAGTATTAAAAGCATACCTAAACTACTAACTCTATCAAAATTACCATTTTCATTCCAATAAATTATCTCTTTTAATAGAGGAATACTAGGAATTGTGTGTGTATTTGTAATTCCACCCTCTTTATTGTAAGCTTGATCAAGCATATAGCTTCTAATTAGCTGTCTAGCGTACTTATTTACCTCTTTAGAGGCATTAGTACCCTTACTAGTGTTACCAGAATCCCTTATAATGGTAATAATTTGTTGATCTTTAAGTATTTTAGGTGTATTACAGAGTAAATGTAAGCAATTTCTTTGCTCAAAGTAAGCAAATAGACCTTTTTTATTGTTTTCATAGTTACCAACAGCATTATAATATACCATTAGCTTCCTACAAATCTCAAAAAACTCTTTAGCAGTCTGTGGTCTACCTGTATATTCAGCTACTATTCTACTTGTTAAGGAATGCATAATAAATATACTACCTAATGAATCAGTACTAGACTGATCATCATCATAAGGGTCAATACCAGCAATATACATACCATGTACAGGTTTATCAGTATAGGGTTGTTCAAAGATTTGTATACAACCTTCTTTATCATCATCAGCTTGTAAAGGAAACTTTGATATAGGTAATTTATCAGTTAATTTAAATTCTACACCAGTTTCAGTTTGTTTTAAATCAGCTGACCAATAAGAATCAGTAATTATCTTATTAGATTCTAACTCGGCTAATCTATCTTGAGCTAAATCAGTAGGAAAGATATTATTACCTTTAACTAGGAATGCTTCCATGGTAGTAAGAGGGTACTGGGTAATACTATCTCTAAAAGCTTTCATATCACCTTTCTTACTCTCTCTATACTTTAGAATAGATAAGGTAGCTAACTCTTGATTAGAGTTACCATCTTCATCTACCATAGGAGTTACCTTATTATTGTTATTAGGATCAGGATAGTTACCAAACCTTTGTTTACTAGCAGGTAAGAACCAACCACATTTAGTACCAGTCTTTTCTTTATCCCAAATATTATCAAAAGCTAATAGATTAAACTTCTCAGGATTATAAAACATCTCAGAGAACTGTAAAGAGCCTTTATCCATATCACCAGCTGTACCAAATAAGATAGGTAATCCAATCATATCATCACCATCTTTCCAAGTAGGTTCAGATATATTATAAGACTCCTTAATATTAGCAAATAGACCAGCTTCTTCAAATAGGAATATGTTAGCACTTAAACCAATTGAGGAGAAGGGATTATCTTGAAATGTTAAACGTCTAATCTCTGAATTATAACCAGCCCATTGTGGTACACCATCAACTACTTTTTGATGTCTAGCCATAACATGTTCTTTAGTATCAGGATTACGTGGTTTAAACCATACTGTACTCTTATTAAGAAAGTTTAATCCTTCTAAAGCCATATTCATTGTATTCTCAGATAGCTTCTTTTCATAAGCTCCAATAACACATTTAGCATCTTTATAGAAGTTGTATTCATGGACTACTACAGCAGCATTCTTATAAGAGAAACCTGTACGTCTAGGTTTAGTCATAATAACACCTTTCTTTTGTTTCCTAGCTTCTTCTAATATAAGAAAATATTCTAAATCCACATCAGTAAACTTAGGAAATATTTTTTTCTTTCTACCAGTAACAGCATCTTTACCTAAGATTGGAAAGAAGTTTAAATAAAAATAATATGGTCCAGGTATATATAGATCACCTATCTTATACCCTTCCATACATCTTTTTACTTGATCATCCCAAAACTCTTTATACTGATAAGTACCAGGTAAAGCCTTAGTATACATATCATGCTTTTCAAAGAATTGTCTAGTTTCAAGAAATTGATTAGTTCCTATTAGCATCCGTATTCAGATTCAAAATGTTTACTTTGTTTAATTTGTTTAATTTTCTTAGACTTACATCTAAGTTTATTCATTATATTCACTATTAACTTGTATATCACCACGGTTTCTTGAAGATTGTTTTTCTACCTCTTTCTCAACAGCTTGTTGTAACTTATCAAAATTACTTACAGCAGTTGATATATTTTTATATACCTCTAACACTAGTTTAATTGATTCATCATCAACACTAGTAGTTTCTAAATAAGTTGCTATATCATCTATTTTATTCTTAGCAGCTTGCATTAACCTTTGTAAAGGAGTTTCTTGTAACTGTTTATACTTAGTTAATGCCTTAGTAACTTTATCACTTACTTTATATTCAGAATCACCAAGCATATCTTGCTTAATAGATTCATCCTTTTTATCTTTAGGATAGTTACTATAAGGAGAGTTATAATCTACAGTATGATAGATATAGGTAAAGGCTTTAAAAGCCTCTACCTTATCTTTTGTTTTATCTGTTTTCCATATTACACTAAACTCTGGTATAGTTAGTACTTCAGGAGAAACAATTATATTGTTATCTTTTTGTTGAAAGATCCTCATAATTAATCATTGTGTCCTGATTCAATAGTACCAAAGTAAGCATCTTCTACTAGTTCTTTATCTACAATAGTATAGATAGCAGACTTGTATACTTGAGCATATTCAGTTTTAATATCATTTTGTTTAACAGTTAAAGGCATAACACTACCAGCTCCTAATACAAAATCACCTACTTTAATACCTTCTACATCAGAAGCTACAGCTACTACTCTAAATACACCTTGATACTTGTTAACATCAGTATTCAATAAAATACCACTTGCAGTCTTAGTAGGCATTTCTAAAATCACTGTTCCATTTAAAGGAGTAATACCTTTCAATTCATTTTCTTGTTTCATTCTTATTGTTTATTTATTATTAATCTATACTTTCATCTAAAAATTTACCTAATGGACATTTACTACTTAAGCTTCTAGTTTTAGTAGCTATAGGACATCCACAACCAGGATACTCTTCACCTTTTTTTCTTATTGAATTCTTATAAGTAAAATCCTTAACTACCTTACCCTTCTTTAAAGGATTACATATCCCTATACTATATAAAGGACATTCAGCACAAATTAAAGCTCTAGTCTTAGCAATATATTCTACCTTCTTATTAGGGAATATATAATTATTCCAACCTTCAATTATCTCAGTATAATTACTCATTGTACCACTCTTCTAATAAAGTTAGTAATTGATCTTGAATCTCTTCATTCTTAGTTCTAATATTAATTATATTACCATAAGTAGTAATTTGTACTACGTATTCTAAATCAACTTCATCATTTTCTAACTCAAGTCTATTTACAACACTAGATATATTAGTAACAAAATGTTTCTTACTAATCCAAGTACCTTTATTAAGATAATTCTCATCTTTCTTAGTATCTATACCTAATATCTCATCGTACTCATTATTAGTTATATTAATATCAAAATCCATAGTAACCTTAATCTTATTACTATCTAAAGTAATTACAGTAGGAGTTACGGTATTTACTTGTTCATCTTTATAAAACTTAGGATAAACAGATATAACTAACTTATTATCTTGCTTATCAATATCAATTGATTTATTCTTCATAATCTAATTTTTTAACATTATTAATATGCTCACCATTCTTAACCTTATTAAGAATAGTATTATAAGGCATAAACTTACCTAATCCATTTACTAAGTATATTTTCCAACTAGCAAATCTTTTAGTATTCTCTTTCATAAACTTAAAAGGAGAATCGTAGATTTCTTCTACAACATATTCAGGTAAACCTTCTTCTTCAGCTACTTCCTTAATAATAGACTCAATAAACTTATTACTCATCTACATTAACAATATTAAGTTTAATATCTACACTAACCTTACCATCCTTAATAGGAGGTAAATATAATATCTTATTCTTAGTAATTAAATTCTTCTTCCTAAGACGAGATAAAATAGCTTCATGACTATTCCTACTAAAAGCACTTTGTAAGTCTTTAGCAACAGCCTCTCTAATTTGTTTTCTACTTTGTGTATGGAATAATAGAAGATTTGCAGCTTCTTCTCCTAGATGTTGATACGTATTATATATTAAAGCCATTTTACTCAAGACTTTAATCTCAACAGGACCCAATTTATCCTTACCTAATAAAGGATTAACAAGAGTATAGTATTGCTCTATAATCTTATCACGAGTATTATTAATTTCTATTTTCATTTCCCTAAGTTAGAATATTAATACTCTTATATACTACTTCAGAATAAGACACACTTACCCCTAGTAATTTAAATTATTCAGACTTAAGTTTTATTTCAAGTATCCGTTTTTAGCCTACACACTCAATCATAACCATTAGGGGAGTATCTCTACTACTGTTGTTTTTTACCCTAGAGTGCCATACCTTACTTTACTCAAGTCCTTGTGTACCTATTGGAGAAACCTCATCTGCTATGTTTACCTATTATCTCAAGGCTGCGGATTACTATCCAACTTCTAAGATCCTACTTATTAGTATTCACTGGTATAATTCGTAAGCCATTACCTTACTAATTATGATACGTGTACAATATATATCATAATATTAAAAAGTCAAGTGATTTATTGTTAAAGAATGTTAAGCAATAAATAGCTAAATGTAATTTAAAAAATAAAATTTTTTTAGAAAATTTTTTAAAATTTTAAAAATTGTTTTGAGAATATATGTGGGAGGACCTCCTCCTTTAAGCCCACTCACCCTAAATATTGCGGGGCAAGGTGCCCTGCCTAGATTATTAATAAATTAATAAATAAAATTATGAGTACAATTAGTTTATCCGAAGTAAAAAGACTTGCTCAAGAGCAAGGAGTTAAATTTAGTACTGCTGAATATACCCTTTTAGGGTATGTAAGTTAGGTCACTTCCTTTTGCTACGCAAGGAAGTAAACCTAACAGTTGGATTTTCCAGTGTGATGGCTTTCGCATGCTGCTCAAGTCTGGTACAAATCTTAACAATCTTGCAGGCAAGATTGAGATTTGTAGAGTTGTAATTAAAGAAGTAGAGTATAAGTTTTTAGTAG